CTGCATCTTTATTTAGGGTAGACCTTGTTGATGTAAGTGAATCTTTAATTTTTTGTGATACAACGCCTGGTGCAACTGCACCTTCAACAAATGTTGCATCAAACTGTTTAAGTATATTATCTGCTTTATCTACTGCATTTGTTACCGTAGTTCTCCATGCAGCTTCTATATCACTGCCAGCCACAGACCTAGTTAAGCCAGCCGCAGCCCTTACTTGTGGACTGTCACTAAATACGTCAGCAGGTAATTCAATGCCAAGACGATCAGCCGCTTCTTTAGCAGCCACATTAATTTGAGCAAGGTCAGCCAAACGATTACGTGCAGCAGTTGAACCAAAACCACGACCAGATGCTTTTTGAACTAATACATTAACAGCATCATCTGTTACTTGAGCAACGGCAGGTGCAACCACTGGCGCAACGGCTGGTGCTACAGCAGGGGCAACGGCAGGTGCAACTCTACCTACAACACTCTTAACGCCTTCTTTTACTGCTTGAAAAGCTGGTGGAATGATACGAGATAACAATGGTGCTATTGGTGCAGTAGCCGCAGCCATACCAACCTCACCTAGATTAAACTCACCACCTGTTGCTGCTTGCGATGCCTCTATTGCCGTTTGTGTGGCCGCAGCACCGCCTATCGCAGCAGGAATGGTAGATAGCCTACCAGCAGGAGTAAACGCAGCCACAGCCGCCCCAGCACGAGGAATATCGCTTACTTGAAAGCCTGGTTTAATTGCATAAGATTTGCCATCAATGGATGATTGCAATAAGTAATTGCCTTTCTCATCCTGCGTTACTTGAACACCAGGGAAGTTGGCTTGAATAACTTGCACAGTTTCCTCTGGGCTAGTCATCATTGTGCCAAGCCCTGATTTAAACGAAGCCATGCTAAAAGTATTTAACTCTGGCATACCAGCATAGTCGGGCAATGATTCAGTCGTAGGTGTGGCTCGTCTAGTGCCTGTAATGGATTCACCAATGCCTTCAAAGAAACCTTGGTCAGCCATCTCTTTTTCAAAGGCAGCTTTCTCTGCTTCAGTAGGCATAGGTGCAGTGACCTCTAATGGTGGTAATGTTGATCTAATTGTCGCTACTCGCTGTTTAAGTTCTGCTGAATCAGGTGCAACATCATCTGGGATATTATCAATGGTTATCCCATCGGCTGTTGTGATGGAGTAAGCCATATTAGTAATCTACCTTAACATTACGCTGTGTAGCACCTGCAGCTGGTGCGGCTGCTGGTGGAGCTGCTACTGGCGGTGCTTCAATGCCAAATACGTTTTCTGGGTTTAATCCATAATTCTTAACAACTTTGCCAAGTGATTCTTTTTCCTCATTGGCTCTTTTCTTTGAAGCATCAAGGTATTGTTGAGATAAAGTAACATACTGTTGACGCTGAGTTTTATTTAAGAATTGACCATTCTGTGCTTTTTGTAATTGGTTTTGCAAATTAGCATACAAGCCAGCAGTATCACGACCAGTTGCAAACTCAGTCTCACGCACTACAGATCCAGGGTCTAGCATTTTCATAAAGCTAGTAATCAAAGCAATATCGCCTGGGCCATTTGCTGATGCTGCTGATGTTTTGATGTTTGAAAACGTGCCATCCAGTTCTCTGTATTTTCCTGTTCGAGTTTGGTATTCTTTACGGATTTTTTCCTCGTAGCCGAATACTTTATCAGGATCGATTCCGCCTGTTTTTTTAAATGCTTCTAGTTCCAAAGCCGCCTTTTTAGCCTCAGTTCCTGCTTTTCTAGTCTCAACTAATACTTTATTAGTTTGGGCAGTGGTTAAACCTAAATCAGCAGCTTTCTTTTTAATGTCTGCAAGTTGATTTTTTTCCTCAAATTGTGCTTGTATATCTGCTTTAGTAGCATCAGCCTGTGCTTTCAATAGATCGGCAGCAGCTTTTTCCTCTGCTGTGCCAGCTTGAGCTTGTGCGACTTTAGCATCAGCCACCGCTTTATCAGCTTTAGCCATAGCTTCACTTACATCGCTAGGTGCTTTTCTAGCTGCAACTTGTGCCTCTACTGTTTTCTTAAAGCGTTCTGGGTCAATAATTACTAATGCAGCATTAACCCCAGCTTGAGCTTCAGTTATATCACCTCTATCTATAGCATCACGTATTTGCTCATAGACTAAAGGCGATTCGCCAGAGTTCTTTTTAGCTTCAATGATTATTTCTAGTTTGCTTTTGGCTACATCAGGATTGACGTTCTCTAGGGCAGTTGATATCTCAAAGCCTTGATTAAAGTCATTCTTAACTTTTTCCTCACCATAAGCCTTACGTGCAGCTTCAGTTGATTGATACTGCTTAGGGTATTTAAGCGTAAATTGAGCAAATTTTTCTTGAGTAGGGTTGTTTATAGTTTCCTCTAAATCAACCTTATATTGCGCTGCTTGAGTACGTAAATCGCTTGCCTCTTTAGCTTTAATGATTGTGTCACTAAGCTCCTCGATGCCTTTGCCAATATCTACCTGCGGAAACATTCCAGCATAATCAATCGGTTTCTGTAATGGATTTATAGCCATATAATTTTCCTAAAAAACACCTGCAGATTTCATACCTGCGACTGACTTACCAATGCTTATTAAATCACCAAAGGCTTGTCTATTTACATTGCCCCTAGCTATTTGACCGCCAGCCGTAGCTGCACCTTGGTTTGCAAGTAGGTTAGCAATTGAGTCTGCTGAAGCCATGCCTTGTTCAGCTTGACCTGCTGCCGATGCTTGACCTAGTTTAGTAAAGCCACCAAGCCTACCGTATTGTTGTTCAATGAGTGAGTTAAGTATTTGCGGTCTAAATTCACTTAAGGCTGCTTGCACATTACCACCACGCAAGCCACCAGTAGCAGCAGCGTTTTGTAAGATAGCACTTTCACCTTGTCGTGTTAATGCTTGAAAAATAGGGGATTGTTCTTGTTGAGCTATTGCTGCAGCTTGAGCCTCTGGGCCAGATAAACCAATCAATGCTTTTTGAGCCGCCATTGATTCAGTACCAGCAGTCACATACGGTGACATCAATTCGACTAGCTTGTCAAACTGTCTGCGTTGTTCATCAATGCCAGCCTGTGCAGCCGCAGCTTGCGTAGCAGCACCAGCTTGTGCAGCCTTACCAGCCGCCTTAGCACCAGTAATACCGCCAACTACATCACCAACTAAATCGCCAACAAAACTCATGCTGTTCTCCATTCCTGCCGAGTCATGCCCAGCACATAAACGTCTTTAACTATGCCACCTTGTACACACGCACAACGTCTGCAACCTTCGTTTTTAAAGCCTAGTTTCAAAGCAAAGTTCTTTGCCGCCTCTAAGCCTTCAATAATATAAACAGTTACACGCAAAATAGGATGGGCAAAAGCCCAAGCTAAACACTTCGCAGCTAATTTGCGTGATTCTTTAATTGATGATTTTTTAAGCAATGAGTGTAACTCTAACTCAACTGCACTTTGTTTAATAATCATAAATGCGCCAGCAAAGGTTTTACCTATCCATGCGGACAAGTAAGTAACATTAGGATGGATGATGGGTGCGGCAGGGCGGTGATCGTGACCAATCTTATTGATATAAGGGTCAGCGTACACTTCCAGCAAATGCTCGTCTGTAATTGATTCTGTAACAGATACTAGCATCATGTCTCCTAATAGGGCATTGGGAGCTGCTGGTTGCTCAATAAACTCAGCGCACTTATTTTCTCACACTGACGCATTTTGTCAATCATCCTCTCTATCTTCCCATGCCTGGCACACTCGCATATCATTACAGATGAAGTTTAGCTTTTCACAGTGACCTCTAAATCCATAGCCTTCGTCATATCCAGCCATAGGGATGCGTTCAATCTTAACCTGCGTCATCAAGCTATTGTCATAATATTCACAGTTAGAGCAGTGCTTACGTCTAGCGTCTTTTTCATCGCATTGCATAGCTTCAGCTAATCCAGCATAAAACTCTTTATTCTCGCTTGGGTCATTGCTTGGCATTTCAGGGCCGTAGTTCCAATCCTGCACTGCTATTACAAAGTTCTTTTTGTTCTCTGCGGTGGTTACAAATTCCTCCTCAGATGGCAATCCCATAAAGTCTTTAGGCATCATTAAAAAATCTTTCATAGTAACTCCTTAAGTAATCTCTCTGCCAGATGCTCTAATGGTTAAAGCAGTAGCAGTGCCAGTTGTTGAAATAAAGCCACCAGACGCTAATACTTGACCAACAAGCTCTGGGAATGTGTAAGTTTCATCTATTGCAATTGAACGAGTATCCACGATTAAGTTAGTAGTACCAGCCGCACCGCCTGAGCTTACTAGATTAACGCTAATCACAGCGATTGCTGCAGATGTATTTGTAGCTGTAAACTTATCAATGATGGCTGTACAGTTAGTCGCAGTGTATTGCGTAGTCTGTGCAGCTTCCATTTGTTTAGATGCTATGAGTGGTTTTGCTATTACTGCCATTTTGTATCTCCTTAAACCGCTTCTGCGCCACTAGCGGTAATGGTTAAACCTGCTGAAGCTGCTTGTATTTGAATTGTATCACCAGCGTTCATTACTTGTATGCCATCATATTGCAAAGTGTTATTTAGAGGCACTGCAATATCGTATAAAAATGCGTTAGCCGTTCCTGCTGCACCTGCTGATGGCACTAAGAACACTCGCACGTTAATAGCGGCAGCAGTCGTATTAGCAATGCTTAACTCTTTAAGCAATGTGCGTGTGGCTGCTGGTACAGTATAAAGCGTAGTTACGCCTACTGTGATAGCAGCTTGTCCTAGCTTGGTTGGGGTTATTACATCGAAAGCCATGTTAGCACCTGATTTGAACGCACTCGCGCTGTTTGGTTTGCATACGGTAATATCCCATTAACATCATGTGATAATTCTACATTATTATGTATTGGTGCTAGTGCCATCATCTCTACTGTATTTGATATACGAGCAAAAGAATCTAAAGCCTGAACACCTTTGTTGTCACCATTAACTGCTGTGTCTTGTGCAAGTCTTAGTATTTGCGCTAGAGCATCATTAGCCGTTGCGTTTGCAATACCAGCTTCAATACTGATACCAGTAGTATCTGCGCTTGGTGCAACTTGGTCAGCAACCGCAAACAATCTCTCAAACTGTTTTATCTGTTCAAAGTCTTGTAAGAAACTAGCAAGCTGATCGCGTGTTAAACTTAGTTTTTGTGTAGCCATATCAATACGCCAATGGCTCTAGTTGCGCTTCAAGTCTAACGAATGATAGGTGAGCATCACTGTTACCTTTAAAACGCTGTATGCGCCAGTTTCTCATGTGACCTTGCTGAAACCATGTAATACGTTTTGCTCTATTACCTGTCGTGCCTACTCGTATTGATTTTTCTTGACTCCAATTTATGCCATCAACTGAATAGCTACTTGAAATCATAGGGTTTGTATTTAATGCAACGCTGCCCGTTAAACTAACAAGCTCTAGCTGATTAAATATAACGCCACGACCTTCGTTATAAACAATCATTGTGCCAAACTCCCATCTAACAGTATCACCCCAGTGAGTGCCGATAGTATCAACCAAGTAACCAATGTTACTAGATTGTGGATCACCCACTAGCCATCTGTCATAAGCCCAGACTAAATTACGTGCGCGGTATTGGCTGTAATCAACAATGCTAGTGGTTAAAGTAAACCATACGTTTTGACCTAATGCCTTTGTAGCGTTTGCATCAAATACAATCGTGCGGTCTGGCAGATGAATATATAAATGTTGATGCGCTCTATCATTACGGGCTTCTAGTTTTACCAATGCTAATTGCGCTTCAGTATAACCTAGTAAAATCTCGTCAATCTCTTGTGTGCTAATCTTAGTTACTTGTGCATTTGCGCCTACATAAATGCTTGGTGCTTCATTACGCCCACTACCTAAAAATGCTATGTTCTCAATAAATACGCAACTAGCAAACGTACCT